TGCCACAAGACGAAAAGCGGTTCATATTAGAATTGATAGCGATCATCGACAGTGAACGTGTGAAACAGCTGTCAGAAAAGCGTAAACAAGAGGAAGCAGTTAAATCCTCAAAAAGCCCGCCTTAATGGTGGGCTTTTTTATTTTTGGTTTGACGGGGTTGTGCTTACATGGTATAATTAGAGCTACTTGAATAAGCACTAATTTTTGTGCTCGCTCATCCCTCAAGGAGAGGCTATGGCAGATGTAAATATTTCAATGATGCTTGCCGATCAAGGCAACTCAATAAAGAAGAGAACAGGTGAGACAAAAGAATTAAATACTGAGCTCACCAAAACACAAAGACTAGCCCGTAGCGCTTTTAGTGCTAGTAGTGGTATGGCACCACCTGGACAGCAGGTAGAAGATTATGGCCGCGGAAGAGCGGCTATTGGCACTGGCGCCGCGGGTCGTGACTTTGCTAACCAAGCCCAAGGTCTTGGTGGTTTGGTTCGTGTGTATGCTACATTTGCTGCCAACTTATTTGCAGTTAGCGCAGCATTTAATGCCCTAAAAAATGCAGCAGATACTACCAATCTTATCAAAGGTCTTGAACAGTTGGGAACTGCCAGTGGTGTGAACCTGCCAAAAGTAGCAAAAGATTTGGAAGCTGCTAGTGGTGGTGCTATCTCTCTGCGTGATGCTATGACAGCCACAGCTCAGGCTAGCAGTGCTGGTATGAGTGGTGAAAACATCAAACGAATGGGTGATGTAGCACGCAACGCCTCCCAAGCACTGGGCGTAGACATGAGTAATGCTCTTGATCGACTAACCCGTGGTATTACTAAATTAGAACCAGAACTGTTGGACGAAATCGGCATTTTTACCAGAACAGAACAAGCATCTGACGAATACGCACGTCAACTGGGTAAAACAGTGAGTTCACTTACCAGTTTTGAAAAGCGCCAAGCATTTGCTAATGCAGTGTTGGCTGAAGGCGAACAAAAATTTAGTGCTATTGCGTTGGAAACCAATCCCTATAACAAACTGTTAGCCAGCCTGAAAAATCTATCTCAGGCAGGATTGGAATTAGTAAATAAAGTTCTTGGCCCGATCATAGACTTCTTATCGAAAAGTCCTACGGCTTTGGCAGCGGTATTAGGTCTAATAGGTACTAGTCTTTTAAAACAAGCAATTCCTGCATTAACGCAATGGAAAGCAGAACTTCAAGATGGTGTAGAACGTACAAGTAGTTTGGCAAAACAAAACTTGGAACTATTCAGAAACTATCAACAAGATATTGCCCGTCAAACTTCTCAAAATATCAGCCAAACAGTTAGAGATAACGCAGAAATAGCAAAAACTGGGTGGGAATCACAACAGGAATCAACAAAGAAAAGTGTATTAAAAAATAATAAAGAACTACGCGGATTAATGAGGCAGGACTTAGAACAAGCTTCCCAGCAAGATCTCCAAATACTGGATAGGATTAGGCAGCAATATGAAAAAGCTGCAGGGGCAAGCTATCAAGATCCTGGTAGGCAACAAGCTGCTCAGGCACGTTTAGCCGAATTTCAACGTCAAGAGCCAGAAATAAGAAAATTAATCCAAGCCCAATTAGATTATAACAGTGCAATAGAACAAGCTACTCCAAGAAATTTAACTTTACATGGAAAATTACTTCAAACAATTGCTAATAATGCAGATGATGCAGAAAGAAAGATGAGAATACTTGCAAATGCCGCAGATAATGCAGCATTTAGCGGACCTATTAGTGCCATGCGAGCTATGCATGGGGCAATACAAAGATTACCATCATCTATAGGTTTAGCATCAAAGGCTATGTTATACTTTAAAGGCACTGTCACAGTGGCAGCTGTAACTATTGGTACTTTTACAAGTGCAATGGGAAATTTACTTGGCACTATAGGTATAATAACTGGCGTAGGTATGTTATTAGGATCTTTTCTAAGTAAAAATGCTGACGAAGCAGCTAAAGCCTCACAAAGTATAGATGCTTTAAAGAGCAGTGGGGACAATCTAGATAGAGTATTGGAATCTATTTCAAAGAAAACTCCTTTACAACAACTCACTGCAGATAGCCTAGCCGCTTCCAGCACAGCTTTAAAAGATTTAAGTAGTGCAATTAATCAAGCAATAAAAGATACAGATTCAACTATTGCAGCCAGAGGTTGGTGGGATAATTTCACAAATAATTTAGCCTCAGCAGTAGGAAAAAGTGACGAACAAATTTTAGAAAAAACAATAACAAAACAATTAACAAAAATATTGGAGGCCACTGAAAAATCTCCTGGATTAAAGAGTGTAAGAGATAGAATAGCTTCTACAGTTGGTTTGGCCTCTTCAGCTTCTGCCGGAGAAATAGTAAAAGCCTTCGGACAAGATCCTAGAAGATTTGGAAAAGATTTAAATGCTATTTTTGTAGAATTTAATAACGTAAATCAGAGCGCAAAAGCAATTAATACTACTTTTGATGAGCTTACTAAAAAATTCAGAGATTTAAAAACTGAATTAAGTCAAAAAGGAAATATAGTAGATATAGTAACTTTATCAAATACTGCATTCAGCGACTTGTCCAAAATTATAGATGGACCTATATTTACAAGTCTTAGTGGTATGCAAAGTCTTTTAAAGAATGTAGAAGGATTGAGTGTTATACCTGAAACAGTTCGAAATACTTTAATTGCTATGAAGCCAGCCATAGATAATTTGTCTATGTCTATGCAAGAAAATGAAACTAGTATATTAAATAATACTAGTGCACTAGCCACGTATAAACAAAAAATAGTAGAAGCTCAAAATTTAATTAATCAAGCTAGTGGTAGAGATGTGCAAATGTATAGGCTAGCACAGTTTAGTCCAACCGGTGCTCCAGCAACAGCAAAAGAAATAAGGGCCTATTATGAAGAGTTAGCCCGTGCAGCCGAAAAAGCAATTGAAGACAGCCAAAGAAATATATCTCAAAACAGGGGTATATGGGAACAGTATAAAAATAGTGTTAAACAAGCAACAGAAGCAGGCTTTTTAGCAAGTTCCAATATATTACAAACTTTATTTAGTACTGCTATTAAAAAATCCATGGTAGAAGGACAGCAAACAGCATTATCCAAATTACCAGAAACAGAAGAAACCATCAAAAGAGCATATACTTTATCAGTACAACAAATAGAATTAGACAAAAAACAACAAATAGTCCAACAACAGTTAATAATAGAACAAGAAAAAACAAGACTTCAATTAGAAAAGAATCGTTTAACTACAGAGAAAAACACTATTGCATTGACAGAATCCAATCCCGAAATACGAAAAGGATTGATGCAGCCTTTACAGCAAAGAATAGAAGCTATTGAAGGCAGAAGAGATGAAACAGGAAAGCTGATCCAGCCAGGTATGGAGCAGGCCCTGCAAGCAATATCTAGAGGATATCTAGACGCAGCAACTCTTAGGTCTCGTTTTGGTATGGATATGCAGCAAGCAGAAAGTTTTTCTAAGCTTAGTGGTGGTATGGGACAAACTTCTCAATTAGCCAGACAAAGAGAAGCCGGAGCAGTTCTGGAAAGAGATGTAAGATTAGAAGTTTTACGTATTACTAATCGATCAGCAGAATTAAACAGAGAAATCGAACAAGCAAGAATTAAAATTTTAGAATTAGAAAGAACTTTAATTGGTGGAGCTACTGGAGTAGTTGCAGCAGATATAGCACAACAAATAAGACAACAGTCGGATATAATCTCAAGAAAAACTGAAGAACAAGCAAAACTTCCAGCAGAACAGCAAGCAGCAATTACAAGACTTGCTGGTCCTAGAGCTGGATTAACCCAAGATGAAATACAGAGTATTGTTACTAAAGTATTAAAAGATCAGGGTTTAATAAGCGAAAAAGCAGGAGCGGAAAGACAAACCGGAGCGGCAAGAACAGCTAATGAAATAATAAATTTATTAGATGAAAGCGGGGAATACTATAGAAGAGCTGATATAACTATATCTTCACAATTAGACACCTTACAAGAAACATCTAGAGAATTACAATCTCAAACAGGTTTTGAGAAAAAATCATTAGAAATCAAACTTGAAAGCGGAAAAATAAGTATAGATACTTATAATAGACAAATAAGACTGCTAGAAGAGCAAGAAACACTAAGAATTAGAGATTTAGAATTATCTATAGCAAAAATAGAATATGAAAGAGACTATCAAAATCTTGTAAAAGATTATATCAATAAAAGTAAGAGTCAGGGCGGAGCTTTGACTGAAGAGCAAGAAAAAACCTTTACAGCAGAATCTAGATCTTTGGATGATAGGTATAATAGAACCGTAAATAGAATAACTGGTGTCTATGACCAAACAAAAAAGATCAATGACATGATGCAGATACTGACCGATCGCCAAAAGTCTTATTCTGATATATTTTCTCAAACTTTTGACAGAATGGCAGATTCTATAGTTCAATTTGTTCAAACAGGCAAATTAAATTTTAAAGAATTGATCAACTCAATGCTGGCCGATCTATTGCGATATGAGCTAAAGCTTCAGATGATGGATTTATATAAGAGTTTACGTCCTGGATTAATGAATATTGTTGGTAGTTTATTTGGCGGTACCGGCGGTACTCCGGGATATATTCCAGGATTGGCTGGTCCAGATTTTCCAAGTTATATGGCAATGGGCGGCGCTTTTGAAGACGGTATACGCAAGTACGCTAAGGGCGGTATGTTTACCAACTCCATAGTCGACTCACCTACCTTATTCAAGTTTGCCAAGGGCACCGGTATGATGGGTGAAGCCGGCCCTGAAGCGATCATGCCGCTCAAGCGAGACAGTCAAGGCAACTTGGGTGTTCGCGGAGGCGGTGGGTCCGTAGAAGTGGTTGTAAACAACTACTCAACAGAGAAAGCCGAAGCTCGTGAAACCACAGATAGCCGTGGTAACAGACGAATAGAAGTGGTTGTTGGAGACATGGCTGCTGGAGAAATAACACGCAATGGCAGTAGTACCCAACGTGCAATTGGTGGTACTTTTGGACTACAACCTCAATTGATAAGGAGATAAAATGGCTTATAGTTATATTTGGCCGATTAGCTTGCCACAATCTCCTCAAAAGGGATACACTGAAACTGGAGGAGTTTTAACTATTCGTACTCCTCAAGACAGCGGTCCTGCAAAATTGAGATACGTAGGAAATAAACCACAAGTTTTGTCACTTACATTTTTAATGACAACCACCCAAGTAACAGCGTTGGAGAGTTTTGTTAAAACCACTATCAGAGGAACCGCACGCTTTGGCTTTCCTCATCCACGTCTAAATACCACAGTAGAAACCAGAATAGTGCCACAAGGTGAGGGTGATTACTACACCCTCACCTATGTAGCACCTGGATACTACTCAGTTTCACTTACCCTAGAAGTATTGCCATGAGCAGATTAGAGAGTCTTAGCCCAGAAGCTAAACGTCAGTTATTTTCTCCAGATGCAGACAGTGACTTAATAGTATTGGTAACATTTTATGATGACAGTACTGTCGAACCTACCGTGTTGGCCAGAATCTGTGATGGGGTTGGTTTTGAACTCAATACCACTACAGGTGAAAGAACTGCTGTCAGAGTGAGTGAAACAGCAAATGAAGTATTGTATGGAGTAAAAAAACAGGTAATTGTTAATAATCAGATTGTTACTGAGGAGTTTATATATTTACCACTTCAAATAACTCTTCCAAGTGAAGAGGAAGCCCAGGCCCCTCGTTGTAGTATTACAATCAATGATGTAACACGATATTTGACGCCAATCATTAGAGGGTTGACCAAACCACCCAGAGTCAAATTGGAACTGGTGTTATCAAAAACTCCAAACTTGGTTGAGGTGGACTTTGACTACCTGTACGTAACCAACATTACCTACAACCGTGACACAGTAAACTGTGAAGTCTCTATGATAAGCTACGAACGAGAACCTTTTCCTGTTCACAGCTTTAATCCTCCAAATTTTCCAGGATTGTTCTGATGAATACAACTAAGTATATTGGTATACCTTTTAAAGGCGGTGGTCGTGAACTTGATGGTCTAGACTGCTGGGGGTTAGTGCGTGCCTTCTACAGAGACGAATTAAATATACAACTACCCAGTTTTGACAGTTCTTACAATATAACCGATGACCAAAGAATAGCTGAACTTATAGCACAATACAGTGAAGGGTGGGATCAGGTTGAGATTCCCGTTGCTGGAGACGTGGTATTATTTAAGATATTTGGTGAACCAGTACACTTGGGTATTATGTTGGATAACACACAGTTTCTTCACATACGTGAGGGAGGTGACAGTGTTATTGAAAATGTGGTCAGTGTTCGCTGGAAAAAGCGAGTAAGTGGCTATTTTAGATACAACCAAAATAAGTCAGTTGTATTAAATGCTGTACCACACCCACTAAAAACAGTAGCTGTTACCAGCTTTGTTTCAGAAGGTACCACACTACAAGAATTATACAACAACTTAAATAAGCAACACAATATCAATCCAGAGTTTAGCGGTACTGCTGTTATAATGGTTAACAGTGAGCCTGTACCACGTCACTTATGGGAAACCACAATTTTAAAAGCCAGTGACAAAGTAGAATACCGTGGATTAGCTGGTAAAGAAACTATTAGACTAGTGGCATTAGTTGCCCTGGCATACTTTGCTCCACAAATTGCACTACAGCTAGGGAGTGCTGTAGGAGCTACTACCGCAACATCCTTTGCTGCATGGCAAGCTGTAGCACCTATAGCTGCCAATCTAACTGCTGCAGCTGTAACAATAGCAGGAAGTTTTCTTATAAATGCAATAGCACCAATAAGGCCACCAAGTCAAGAGGATCCAGGAAGTCCTGTTCAACAAAACTTGATAAGTGGCAGCAGCAATCCCTATACTCCATACGGAGCAATACCAGTGGTGTTGGGTAAGGTACGTTACACCCCACCGCTTGGCGCAAAGAGTTTTATAACATATACCTATCCAAACGACAATAACAGTTACCTAAATATGATGTTGGTTTGGGGATATGGTCCCCTATCTATTGATGACTCAAGTATGAGGGTTGGAGATGTTCCCTTGAGTGACTATGACTTGGCACCTGGAAACATAGGTAAAAAGACACTGGACAGAAAAACTGTACCAACAACACAAGACCTGGAGTTGTTTGACTCAATTTATGGAAATGATGTTGATCAGTTTTTTAAAAACATAGAAATGGTTGGTCCTGATTATAACGCCGCTTTAATAGGACAGACTGAAGAGTTACCACCATACTATAGACCAATCGACAGCAATGGACAAGCCATACAAAATCTTTTATATAATTCCCATCTAGGTCAACCGGTCGCCCCACTTCCCCCATTGCCGGATGATACTATATACGATCTAAGCCCAAGTTAAGGAGTACCTATGGCACAAACACCATGGAATGAAACAGTATTTAATAATGCCATAGAAAAGTTTACTGTAGCCATACATTTTCCTCAGGGCTGCCGCAGGATCAATAAAAAAGATGGAAAAAGCAGTGCTAGTGCTGTAACTTTTGATATTCAAATTAAGTATGGCACAGGAAGTTGGCAGAACCTAAAACAAACAGGTGGACTTTTAGATGATCCCACTATTACAGTAGGACTCGACAATCCTATTAAAGATGGATTTACATATCCAAAGACTTACGTTGCAAAAGAGGGACACTTTAATAACAACGTACTGCCAATAACTGTAAGAATTCAACGTAAAACAGTTACCTTTAATGGTACACAGCAAGAAGACAGTGATTTTACTACTTATAATACTAGTATATTGCAAAGTGTAACAGGTTATAGAAATGTAAAAGCAGCAACAGACCCTAAAAATACAGCACTTGCAAAAACTGCACTGAGTGTGTTGGCTACAAATCAACTGTCTGGTCAAATAGAGGGTATTAATGCACTGGTACAGACTCACTGCTGGGACTGGGATCAGGCCAGCAATACTTGGATAATTAGAGATACAAACAATCCAGCCTCTTTATTTTTGTATGTTTTAACACATCCTGCAAATCCGCAAAGAATTGTTGGTGGCACTGTAACTGAACCATACTTGGTTAATCCCACAGATATAGCCACCAAGGTAAACTTAGACAAGATAAAATACTGGCACAATTTTTGTAATCAAACCAGAACCTATACAGATCGCTATAATGTAGTTCACACTTTTAAGTACACATACAACTCTGTGATGAGTAATCAAAGAAGTGTGTTAGAGGTACTGAGAGATATATGTGCTGCTGGTCGTGCTAGTCCTGCATTGGTAGACGGCAAGTGGACAGTAAACATAGACGAAGAAAAGACTGTCAATGGAGTGTTGCAAGTAGTTCAACACTTTAGTCCTCACAACAGCTGGGGATTTGAAGGCGTAAAAGCACTTCCTAAAACTCCAGATGCACTAAAGATCAGAATATACGATGAAGATGCAGATTACAGAGAAAATGAACTAATAGTATACAATACCGGATATGATGAGTATGACGGTGTTGGCGTAAAAGGTGCAGAACTATTTGAGTCAATAACATTGCCTGGTGTAACAAACAAGTGGCATGCCACGGACTTAGGCAAGTGGCATTTTGCACAAATTAAGTTGAGACCAGAAGTTTACACACTAAACACAGACATAGAATACTTGGTGTGCAATCGCGGAGACTTGGTAAAAGTAACCCATGACGTACCAATGTGGGGTCTTGCAAGCGGCAGAATAAAAAACAGAATTGATCCAACCATCTTTGAATTAGACGAAACAGTACCAATTGAAACCACAAAAAATTACACTATCAGAGTAAGAGGTAGCAGTGGCATTAGTACTGAACGTCAGGTAAAGAAAACTTTTAATGTAACATCGTACAGTTATATTGGCACTACAGTAACCCTGGTATTGGATTCCAGTATACATCCCTTAGAAGTAGGCAACAGTTTAACTGTAAACGTAGCAAGTGCAATAAATACTGCTGGTGCCCTACTAACATTTGTAAGTGGAGCTACTGTTAGATATACAAAAGCTGGTTTGAGTGGCCAAGCCACCAACACTCCTGTAACCGGAACCATTACCTTAAACGACGGATACTACTCCAAAATACAAACAGTATCTAGTTTGACCACAACAGAGTGTTCACCTCTAGATCTGTTTTTATATGGAGAACTAGGTCAGGAATCACAAGACTTGGTAGTATTGAGCATAGAGCCTACCAACTCAAAAAGTGCCCGAATAACGCTAATAGATTATGGTGTAACAGACACCTACAATATATTTACTGATTACCACAACCTAACAGGCAAAGAATTTGAAACTCAAATAAGCACAGAATCAATAAATATCTATAACTCTATAGGTGATTTAGTACCATTAATAGACGAAACAAAAGTAAAGAGCGACGACTCTGCAATGGAAAAAACCTCTACTGGAGTGTATGTATTTGGTATAATGGTACCGTACAACAATCCACTAGATTTGCCTGGAACCGTTGATGGTGTAGAGGGTGAGTTCAACAGATTGACCAGCAACAGCTCTATAGGATCACGTTTTGTTACTGCTCCCTTAACAAAAAATAGTATTCTTTTCAAAGATGTAGAAAAAGACGAAGCTTATAAATTTAGACTTAGATACTTTACATCAGATGGCAGAGTTGGTTTGTGGAGTGACTGGTACAATCACACAGTAGTAGGAAGAAGTATTGCACCTGAAAATGTAGTTGACTTTGACTATGTAGTAACTGAGACTGGCATTCAGCTGTCTTGGGAAAAGTGTTTAGCAGAAGACTATAAGACTACTATAGTAAAAGATATAACTGGTGCAACTTGGGCTACAGGAGTTGAATTATTTAATGGCCCAACTACCAACTGGGTATGGCCGACAGCAGTTACCAATAATTACACCCTAGCAGCAAAACACGAAAATGCTAGTGGTATACAAAGTACTGACGCAACAACACTGTCAATAAATTATCAACAGTTATCACTGTCAGCAATTGTTGTTGATATAGACAACGATAATCACCAAGTACCTGCAGATGAAGATGGTAGTAATCCTGTACTTTTACTAAGTGGCACCAAAATAAGTGTTCTACAAGGCGGCACCTTACTAAAGTATGATGGAGTTGGCACAGCCTCAGGAAGATGGAAAATTGTTAGCAGAGTTGCAACAGGAGGCATAGTTCCTGCAGCTAGTATTAACGCAGTTCAGAATCCAACAACGGGAGATGACTACGCAGAAGTTGGCAATATAACAGCATTTACTGGTGATGTAGGAACTATTACTTATACAATTAGTGGTTTTACCTACAACAACAATGCGCCATTTACAGTAACTGCAGTACAAAGTTTTGTAAAACAAAAGAGTGGTGAAAACCCCATCATTTACAAAATTTTTATGAGTACACCCACTGTTTACAAAAACAGTCCCAACAATACAACAGCTGGTCCATTTAATGAGATTACTGGTGGTGCTAAAAAGTATGTTGGTAATACTAGTACTAACTTTGGCTATCTTGGTATTACTCCTTATATAGGAACAACAGCTGGTACTGAGAGCAGAGTAAATGTAAGTGGTGGTGATGGAGTAGTCTTTAGTCCCAGCCCTAGTGACCAAAGTACAAAGTTTGTTATAAGATTGTATGAGACCAATGTCAGTACAACAGTGTTGGACACAGAAACAGTCCATGTTGTATTTAAGGGCGACGTTGGATTGGGCAATGCACTTGTTTATGCGTATAAAAGAAGTGCAACCGCAGTAACTGACAATCCAGGCGCAGTTGACTATAGTTTTACTACTAAACAAATAACTACCACCACACTTGCTAACAGCTGGTCAAAAACTATTCCGACTGGCACAGATCCACTCTATGTGACTGTTGCCAGTGCATCCAGCAATACTGCAACTGACAGCATTGCTGCTAATGAGTGGAGTACCCCTGTAATACAAACTAAAAATGGTATTAACAGCGCCACTGTATACTTGTACAGAAGAAACAGTACTCCTAGTACTGCACCAACCTTAAGAACTGGTGGATCTAGTACCTATACTTTTAATCCGGGTGATATTACTGGATTCGATCCCAACTGGAGCGATGCTATACCAGACAGTGCCAACGGTACTACAGTATGGGTTATACAAGCAACAGCAGCAAGTGATGGTGCAACAGACACAATACTGGACAGCGAGTGGAGTACTCCACAGATACTGAGCAGTCTTGGTCAAGGTCAAGTAAAGGGGTTATCATTTCTAAGAAGCGTTAGCCAGCCAAGTACTCCAACTGGTGGTTCGTACGCGTCACCAACAGCTACTGGATGGAGTGATGGAATTCCTAGCGGATCAGATCCACTATGGATGACTACTAGAATATTTACTAGTGATGGACTAAGCCCACAACAAGCTGTTTGGACTACACCGCAAAAAACAAGTGCTCTAGGGGATGGAGTAACCGCATATTTTAGTGCAAATCAAACAGGTCCTTGGAGTACTACAGCTACTACAACAGATCAGTGGATGAGAATAGACACTACTGTCAATGGTGTAGTAACAACAGGTGTTCCCATAAAAATCAAAGGCGAAGGTGGCCAAGGCCAAGTAAAAGGACTGTCTTTCTTAAGAAGTGTTAGTCAGCCAAGTACCCCCACCGGCGGATCGTATGCATCTCCAACTGCGACCGGATGGAGTGATGGAATTCCAAGTGGATCTAATCCTGTATGGATGGTCACAAGAATATTTACCAGTGATGGATTGACACCCCAACAAGCTGCTTGGACTACCCCACAAAAAGTAAGTGCTCTAGGAGATGGTGTAACGGCCTATTTTAGTGCAAATCAAACTGGTCCTTGGAGTACTACAGCGACTTCAACAGACGAGTGGATGAGAATAGACACTACTGTTAACGGTGTAGTAACAACAGGAGTTGCAGTAAAAATTAAGGGTGAACAAGGCCCAGTTTCTACTACGCCTGGACCTGCAGGAACTCCTGGAGACTTATTCCAAAAAGTCTATATAGCAACAGCAAATCAAGCCACGGTTCCGTCATCGCCCTCAGGAGCCCCACCAGGCGGGTGGTCGGCTACACCACCTACTTTAACCGGTGTACAAGCCCAGTGGGAGTCAGATGGTAAAGGCAGTTGGAACGGTAGTAGCTATACTTGGACATGGAGCACGCCATACTTAAGTTATTTTAAGGTTAATACTCTTGAAGCCATTACCACAAATACTGGTAGTTTAAATGTCAGTGGCACTATAACATCTGGTAGCGGAAGTCCTGCCATCAGTGGTAATGCCATGACTGGTAGCGGCGGTGTAATCTACAATGATGGTAGATTTGCTTTTGGTAATAGTACTGACTATATTCTGTGGAATGGCACAAGTGTAGTAATTACAGGAAAAGGCCACTTTTCAGCAAGTACTTCAGTATTAGGTATAGATGCAGCAGTTTCTGGCACTGCTTCCGGCGGAGTAACTGCAGGAGTACGAGGAACTGGCGGCAGTTACGGAGTATTTGGCAGTGGTTCTAGTACTGCGGGTGTAGCAGGATTTACAGGCAGTAGTGGTAATGGCGTTCTTGGTAGCTCAAATAGTTCTGGCACAGGAGTGCGAGGAGAATCAAGTACTGGAATTGCTATAAAAGCTGTATCTACTTCTGGTACAGGAGTAGAAGCCTCAGGTACTCTAGCATTTTCAGGGTCGGCTACAGGAACTGGTTCTGCTTTCTACGGAATTTGTACAAGTAGTGGCAATACTACCAGTCAGGCCTCCATATGTACTGGCGGATACGCACTAACTGGTACTGGTATAATTAGCGTTTCAGGCAACGTTATTGGTGGAACCTCAGATATTAGATTAAAAACTAATATTGTTCCCTTAACAGGTGCACTGCAAAAAGTATCTAGTCTATCAGGATTTACCTATAATCACAATGAACTTGGCGGATCTTTGGGATTAGACACTGTTGAAAGATTTGTTGGTTTGAGTGCACAAGATGTGGAAAAGGTCGTACCAGAAGCAGTAAAACTAGCAGCTTTTGATACAAACACTGCGGACGGCACCAGTAAAACAGGCAACAACTATAAAACACTTCAATATGAAAAGTTGGTACCTCTCTTGATAGAAGCTATAAAAGAGCTAAAACAAGAGCTGGATAGGTTTAAAACAAACAGTGGTGCCAAGTAATTGGCACCACTTTTTAAGGGTAAAAGATGGCAAATTATAACGAGGTGGTATCTCAGGGTACAATGTGGACTAGGTGTTATGAAATAGTCGTGGTCAATCCATTTGCAGGACTTCAAAAAACAGCAAAATTTTTTGAAGAAGATGTTGTGGTGTTGGATGGAAAGATTATATCTAACAGAAAGGGCTATATTCAAAAAGTGTTTAATCCAGGAGATGTTGTACAACTGCGAGATCCACAAACCAATCAGGTTACTGGAGAAACCATCACCCATGAACAAATATATAATATACTGTATAGCTTGTACATGACCCGTGCAATAGAGCGAGACGAACAACAAGCATAATTTTTTTATACTTGACTATTAGTACCCATTATGTTATAATAGTACCAAAATAGAAAGCACCAGAAGAAACTCTTGGTGTCATCATCACAAGGAGTTACAATGGCAACAACACTTTATTTTGTACAGAGTGATACTCTACCACAAATAAAACTAGTTTTAACTGATGAAATTACTAATACTCCAATGAACTTAACTAATAAAATAGTTACACTTCATGCTAAACCAGCAAGTGGCAGCGGAGTAAGATTTAGTAGACCAGCTATATTTCCTGGTGGTTCTGTGGACAAGCTTGCTGGAACTTGTTATATACAATGGGTATCAGGAGATCTTAATCGTGCCCCAGGAAACTACACAGCAGAAATAGAAATATATGATACTCTAGCAGCTACAAGAGAAACCGTTTATGAAGTTATTACTCTTGTTATACGAGAAGATATTGGAGATATTGGTCCTCCAGATGCTTCATATACGCCAGCACCTAGTCCTACCAGTCCTCCAATAGGACCTGACCCAACAGTCTAAGGAGATACTATGACTACAGTAGTAT